TAGCGGTATATGAAAGCCTGGCATCGGTTGAAGTTTAGACATCAACACACACACACTATTTCATCCTTTCGGATGATCTTACACTTTGTCTTAGATTTACGAATTTTTCTTTCTCAAAATTTCTTTTGAGAAATCGGATAATTTAATTAATTTTAGATATATAAAGTTCTTGTATTATGACTTTTAAAAGATAACTTAAATGAATAAACATTTTTATCATCAATCTTAAATCATGATAATCCTAAAGAAAATTTAATGATATAATCATTTCATTTCAATAAAATCATCTCCCCCAGAAGGTTTTTCTGAAGGATTTAAAGAACTTAACTTATAGAAATAAATTCTATAATTTTTTCTAAATTAATTTAAAGATGAGAAGCGTTCTCGGAGTTCATCCAAGAACCCTGACTTACTTAATTGATCTTGTATTCCCAAATATCTTTCATGAGATTCTCCTATGATTTGTAAACGATTATTAAAATCATTTACTACTTCAATGGAATAGTCTTCAGCTTCCGGATGATCCGGAAGATCGAATTTTTTTGGTTCAAACAAGGTTTCAACTCCACTAATAAACACCTTCGAGTCAAACTCGCGAGGCTTATAATTAACTGGAATCTTATTAAGAAAGTCTGGTTGAATATTAAGGTCACAAAAGTTCAAAAGATATTTTCTTGAGACTTCCGTTTCCACATTCAAACTCATCATTTTTCCGAGAAAAATTTTTCGAAATAAACCATAAGAGAATTCTTCATTTCCATTCAGGAATAGAGAAAGAAAAGATTGATCAATAATATGTTGAATCAGTTTTCGATTTTTCTCATCTGAAAAAGGAACTTGAAGACAAGATAAAAAATTCAAAGGAGGAAGATTTTCAATACTTTGACCCAGGAATAAATCCCTGAGATTAGCATTGTTCATCACTCTCTTTTTAACAAATGGCAAAGCCGCTTTCGAAACAAAGTCTTCGTGATATTCATCACTTTCGACAAATTCGAAAAAGGTATCTTCATATGTTTTTGATTTTTCATCTACAAGTTTCTCTACTGATAAGTAAGGAATAGCGATACAACCTTTTTTAGGTTCTATCTTCTTGAAAAGATCGTGTAAATAAACCAACATCTCAGTACGTTTAGTCTGAGCGGTTTGATTACGTTCTCCCCAGGAAAAAGCTAATCCTCCATGAGTTAAAGGTACATGTATCGATCGAACTGTTTTTGACAGTTTCTTTCGATTAATACTCTTAAATAACTCTTGGACTTCAGTAGGAGACTTGTCTCCCATGTTTAATTCGAGATCTCTAAGACACTCTCCTAAAACTTGGCTTCTACGATCTAGAACCCTTTGTTTACCAGAATTCAAAACCTGTCCATCAAGGATAAGTTGAGAATTGACTGTACCATATCGTTTATGAATATAGTTCTTCCCTAAGGATAAACTTAATCCATAATCTTGGACTCTTTCTTTCCAGATTGGATAATCAGATGCTTTTGTTCGCATTAGAATATCGTCTCCATTAATGAGATATTTCTCAGGAGAAAGTCCAATTGATTTAGCGGTACAATCGTTAAGTAAACAGAGAAGTGGAAATGATAGAAGAGATCCCATCAATTGACCAGATTTTTGAAGAACAGGTTCTAAACCTGAACTCTTCGGATAAACTAGTAAATGAGGAGAAATCTCTTTCATTGCCCATCTTTTCGTAGGCTCATGATCTATAGATTCTAATATACCTTCAAGTAAAGCTTTCGAAGCTTCTATTGAAAAACTATCAGTTGCTGCGGAATAATCCCCAGAAATCCAAACATCTTCCGAATTACTTTTATTGTAAATTCGTTCGATAGCGGTTTCTAGACGATTTGTTCCATGTGTTAAGCAAAATTGGGGTTCAATTCCCAAAGCTAACCACATTGCTCTTTGAAAAGGTTTCAAACAGAAAGTTTCTCCTGCTCCCGCCGTAATCGTTCTAACCTTAAGTGGTTCCCTAATGGGTTCCACTCTTACAGGAAGAGGATTTGATGGTGGATAAGCATTATAACTTAAATGAAAGGAATTAGAATCTGACTGCTTAAATCCAGAAAATCCTAGACTTTCAGGAATTTGATCTTTAAATTCATTAATGAATAGATCTCTTCCAATGATAGTTTCGGTTGAATCTGAAGTAGTCATGATCGTTTGTATCCAAGTTTTTCGAATGTTTTCATGATATTTCTTACGATATTTAAATTCGAGTAGAACATCTTTCAAGAGTTCTTCCTTATCAACAGAAAGACCAAATTTGTTTTGAATATAATCATCCCAAATTGTTCTTCCTTCCCTGAAATCAGGGACTTGTTGAAAAAAGGATTCTGTCTTGATCGGAGTTCCGTCTCGAGAAGTTTTACATCGTTTTGAAATTTTTCTAACAGTTTCTTCATGAAACAAAAGGTTATTTCTTCGAATCCAAGATGGCTTCTCATTTAAGAGATGACATTCATGATCCTCTATATAGATTGGAAAATGAATTCTTCTCCAAAAAGAGGCATCATCAAGGATTCCTGAAGATTCCGTATAAATAACTGAAAGTTGTTCTCCATACCTCAAATTTGAGGTAACGATAATAATAGGACTCGTAAAATACGTGCCCTTTTCAGTTAAATCAGCCATTGGGAGAATATAAGGATTACAAGACACAAGTGTCTGAAATTCCTTGATATCTCCACCATCCTTTGATTGACCTAAATCATCAAGGATAACAATTGGTTGACCACGGTATCCATCCCAATGTTCAACATTACATGTACGTTCGTACGTTAAATCAGAGAATGGTAAACCAGGAAATTGGAATCTAAGAGCGCTAATGATTTTTGGAATCATAGAACTCTTTCCTTGTCCAGGTTGACCAAATAGTCCAATCACGAATGGCTCCATACGATCAGTCTTCTCAATAGAAGAGTTAACTGAAGTAGAAAGCCTATCATGATAAACTAAGTCTCCTTTAACCCCTCCCTTATCACGAGGGAAGGAAAATGTTGCTTTATTGGTAGGATAAAAACCTTT